AAAGAACAATATCCTGTTCTGGCCAGAGCCTACCCGACCCTCCGTCTTCCCGATTTGCGCGGTGAGTTTATCCGTGGATGGGACGACGGGCGCAAGATTGACGAGGGGCGTAAGTTGCTTTCATGGCAGAAAGGTACACTGGTCGGCGGTCATGACGATAACGATTCTGCGCTTGATATCTCGTACATGAGTAACGGAAATAATATTGACTATGGCGGCGATAAGGTGTTTGCGGGGAATTACCGTAGCGATTATTTGTGGTACGCAATGCTGGGTGGAACAAACAGTCGCGCAAAAGCCGAATTAAACGGAGCATTCTTTAACATAACCCGCCCCCGCAATATCGCGTTTAACTATATCGTGAGGGCGGCGTGATACCGTTCAACTGGCAAGTGCCAGTGGCGCTTCCGGCCAGCTGATTTCAGGTGCCTTGCTGATATCCAGTGCGTTCAGCTCGTCGATATAATCCAGCACGGCGTTCAGTTTTGCCGTTTCTTCTGGTTTCAGACTGCGACCTGCCCGCAGTTTGAGGTTGATGAGGTCGATGGACTTCATCGCCTGATCCACCCGTTTCTGGCGTTGCAGTCTGGCAGTCTCCAGTTCTGCGGCTCGCTGCCGTTCAGTATCGGTTACCCACGCCTCACCGTTCCAGGTATCCCATGGCGTGGCTGGCTGTTTTGTGGTGGTGTCCGCCGGGTAATCACCCGGTTGGGTAATCAGAACAGGGTTACCGTTCTCCGTGCTGTATACCGTCTCGCCGCGGTGATCAGGCACATGCTCCCACCCGTTCAGCGTGGCAGTCCGGCAAACCACGTAACCCGAAATTGCCTCCGGCGGTGCATCGGCGCACGAATGTGCCGGAGTACCCACCCCAAGGGCGAGATACTCCACAGAGGATGAGGTGTATTCCCGGGTTTCCTCGTCATAGTGATATACAGTGATATCGCCCGCTACAGTGGCGATACCGTTTTCATCCAGAACTGCAGTGTTACTCATTAAACTGCCCTCACAATGTAATTAAGTGCAATGCTACGGGGTCTGACAGTGATACCCTTCGCATACCCGCTTCTGATAGAGGTCAGAATAGTAGCCTGCATACCATTGTCTGACATTGTTATGACAGGATCGCTGAATGTTGTCCCGTCCGGCATTTTAAAGCTGCCCTCACGAAGGTCTGTAATGGAATCTTCATTGTTGAATCCCATGCCGACTATCCCCGAGGTTCCCGTAGTGTCCTGGTTATAATAATCCAGCATTGCTGTTCTTAACAGCGTTGCCCCTTGTGCGGACAGCAACTTACGTCCTGTATCAACTTTGCGCCCGTCGTCCCATCCACGGATAAACTCACCGCGCAAATCGGGAAGACGGAGGGTCGGGTAGGCTCTGGCCAGAACAGGATATTGTTCTTTGGTGAACGTAGCTCCGTTGCACTGTAACCAGCCTGCTGGCGGTGTGGCGGTGGGCCATGGAACCGGTACACCAACAGGCAATGCAGAGCCTTCCCCCAAACCAACGTTTTCGTTTTTATCCCTACCTATACCAACTCTGTATTTTTCACGAAACAAAGAGGATGTTTTTTATGCAAATTGGCTATATTCGTGTGTCAACAAACGACCAGAACACGGATTTACAACGCAATGCACTGAACTGCGCAGGATGTGAACTGATTTTTGAAGATAAAATCAGCGGAACGAAATCAACCAGACCGGGATTGAAAAAACTGCTCAGAACGCTATCAGAAGGAGATACGCTGGTTGTCTGGAAGCTGGACAGACTGGGCAGAAGTATGAAACACCTGATCACGCTTATTGAGGAATTGCGGGAAAAAGGTGTTAATTTCCGTAGTCTGACGGACAGCATTGACACGTCAACACCCATGGGGCGTTTCTTTTTTCACGTCATGGGGGCTTTAGCCGAAATGGAACGTGAATTAATTGTAGAGCGTACACTGGCCGGGCTGGCAGCAGCACGCGCACAAGGACGCATTGGCGGACGTCGCCCGAAGTTGACAAAAGAACAACACGAGCAAATAGCGAGGCTGATTAAAAACGGTCATGACAGGAAACAACTGGCGATCATTTACGACATCGGCATATCGACGATTTATCGTTATCACCCTGTAGGCGATATACAGGCTGAAGAAACAACCAGGCAGACTCAGGAAAATGAAAACCGCTAATCTGACCATTAGCGGTTTTGCGTTAATCAAAACAGCCCTTTAACGGAGCTGGCCGCGCTGTTAAGAGATGATGTCACTTTATCTTTGAAGCCGGACAGCATATCGCTGAACGATGAGGATTGCAGGCGCTCCCGCAAATCCTCATCACAGCGTTCAAGAGTCAGTGAAAATTCTATCTTTTTCGCCTTACCATAGCGATCAAACTCGGAACGGGTCGTATTCGTTTCAGTCAGTACATACATGCCGTAAATCTGCCCGACACCATCAATCAGAGGCCAGGGGCGTCCTGTATATGCCTGCGTGGTCAGCAACGAAAGCGACACTTCGCCACCTGTAATTTCAGGATAAAGCACGCCGGAAAGCACAATGCGATCATCACCTGCGCCGATATACTGCCAGCCTGCTGAACGGTTAACGCGTTCATTTTTCACATGCCGCCAGCTTTTGTTTTGCTGTAACTGCTGATGCGGCAGCGTGCGCAGCTCAAAAACAAACATGCCGTAGATCATCATCATGGCCATGACTCCTCAATCTTTATCGTAAAAACTGCCACGCCCGGCACGGGCGCGCCGTTCCATTTCTGCCCTGACCATTTCACCGACCAGTTTCGCCAGTTCGCGGGGATTCTGCGTAACAACGTTATGCAGATGAACATGAATTTCACCACCAAATCCGGAGGCAACAGGCTCCCGGTTACGGGAAGTTACAGGAACTGATGCCACTGGAGATCGTATGGCCTCCGCCACCGGGCGGGAGCTGGCCGCAACAACAGGGACCAGCGCCGGAGGCAGCGGAGCCGGGACCACGGGTGTGATATTAATTGCGGGGGCAGGCTTACTGACCTGCGCAATCTTCCGCTCCTGCCACTCCCCACGAACAGCAAGTGCGCGGGGCAGGTTCTTAAAGACAATATCGCCGGGGCCAATGCGTTTTTTCGTCTCATCAACCAGCTTACCTGTGTTATCAGCAATTTTGCTGAGTCTGCGTAGCGTCCCGGTATTGCTGTCTGTGAGCGGTTTGTTGTCTTTGGGTTTATCACCTCCGGTGCCATTGCCATTTTCCACAGGCTTCGGCGGATTGATTTTCGCCAGGTCCCCCTGAAGTAAGGCAACCTTGTCCTGAAGAATGACCGCACGCTGTGCGTCTTCGATTTCCTTGCGTGCCCTTTCCGCTTCATCCGGAAGGACGCCAAGTTTTTCAAGTATCCACGCCAGCGTATCCAGTAGCATTTTTGCAGGTGTCAGAACAAGTTGTAACGCACCGCCAAGAACGTTACCGAATATCTCGCCAGCACTGGTACATTTATCCAGCGTTTCCTTGCTGGACTCCATCGGTGACAGCAGCGATTTAAACCAGTTAAACACCTGGCTGATCCCGCTTCCGATTGCGTCAAAAACAGGACCAAACCGTTCAAAGGTTTCGCGCAACGGGGTCAGCCTTTCCATAATCCCGTTGAACACCCCGGCATAAAACGCCTTAATGGGTTCCCAGTATTTCCAGATGAGAACCGCCGCAGCCACAAACGCAGCAGCAATCAATCCAACCGGACTGAACAGCGCCCCGATAGCGCCTCCCAGCAAAGAAACAGAACCCGTCAGCATTCCCCACAGCGCAGGCAACACCCGGACGACATTCATTGACCGGGTAAGAATGTCAAAACCAAGACGCAGGGTGGCCAGCTTTCCGTAAAGCACCCCAATAACCAGCGACAACGAGCCAATCGTTGCAGTCATTGCCAGCAACGCACCGCCTGCTATCAGTAGCTGGCGCGTCAGTACCGGATGGGCCTGCGCCAGCGAGGTGATTTTTTCAAGCACCCGCGTGAGCCACTGCGTGACAGAACGCAGCGGACCGTCAACCAGATCACTGATGCGAATACGAAGACCTTCCCATGCGCTGTCGAGATTTTTCAGGTCCCCATCAAGATTATCGGCCATTACTTTTGCAACGCGATCGGCCTCTCCCCTTGCCCCCTGCAGTTCTCTGGTCAGTTTTTGCAGCTCTCCTGAACCAGCCGCCGCAACAAGCGTCTGCAAACCAACGAACGCCTCTTCTCCGGCGATGTCCTTGAAGAAGGAGACCTGGTCCACCTGTCCGTATTTTTGTGTCGCCTTATAGAGATCAAGCAGCACATCCTCCATCGGGCGCATTTTGCCTCTGGCGTCAGCAACTGACACCCCCAGCTCTTTCAGTGCATCAGCCGCAGCTTTTGGCGGTGATGCAAGGCGGGACAGACTTGCGCGCATGGCCGTGCCAGCATCGCTTCCGCGAAGACCATTATTGGCAAGCATCCCGGCCATGGCCGCCGCTTCTTCAAGACTGATACCAAGTTTTGCGGCAACCGGACCGGTATACTTCATGGTTTCGCCCAGCGCGCGTAAATCAGTATTGGTCCGGGTAAATGCTGCTGTCAGCGTATCGCCCACCCGGTCCATTTGATCGGCTGTCAGGTTGAACTGTGTGAGGATATTGGAGCCTATATCCGCCGTCTCGCCGAGTTCGACGCCACCTGCCAGCGCCATATTAAGAACACCGGGCAATGCGGCCTGAATGGCCTGCGGAGTAAAACCAGCCATTGCCAGAAAGCTCTGCCCACTGGCGGCATCACTCGCAGTAAACTGTGTTTCAGAGCCAAGTTTTAACGCCTGCTCACGCAGCGCCTTAAACTGCGGGCTGTTTTTGTCGATTCGCGTCAGTGCCTGAACGCGGGACATCTCTTTGCCGAACCCGATCGCAGGCTGCAAAAAACGCCCGGCAGCATAGCCGCCCGCCGCTGCCGCACCAATTGCCAGCGCACCACCTGTTTTCAGTTTTCCCGCGGTTTCCTGCGCGCGCGAATACCGCTCACGCGCCCGCGTTACACGCGCAAGCGCCTGCCGTTCGCGTTCAAGCTGGTTGTTGTACTGTTCGGTGCGTCTGATGGCCTGCTGGATGGTGTTATCGCTGCCTGTCAGGGAAATGCCGTGGCGTATCAGCTCTCCGCCAAGCTCCCGCATTTTCTGAATTTCCCGTGTGCGCGATTCATTCAGGCGTTCAAGCCGGGTGCTTAACTGCTGCATCAGCTTTTGTTGTTTTTCGCTGAGCACTGTACCCGTGCGTTGTAACTGATTAAGGGCGTTAAGCTGGCGTCGTGCTTTCACGATACCCGCATCCGCTTTACTGACAGCGTCGCGGGCGCGCTCAAATGATCGCGCCTGACGCTCGAGATTTTTGATCGCCCCCTGCGTTCGCTGGATGGAGTCACCAAACTGCCCCATCAGGCGGCGGGCGTTTTCGGCAGGCCGGGTCAGCCTGTCAACGGCGCTGAAAGCGACCCGGATATCAAGAGTCTTCATTGTCTGCATTCCCGCTGCGAAGTGCCGCCCGCTCACGCCAGCTAACCACTTCGCCGGGCGTCATCATGAAGATTTCGGCGGGCGACCAGTTAAAAATGGCGGCAATATCCGCCACAAAGTCTTCTATGTGCTCAAAGCACACAACCGTGATCAGGCTTCCGTCGCCTGTTCGTTCTTCCCGCCAGAGTCCGCACCGCTCAAAAAATTTACGGCAACCACACATAACTGAATAAAGTCACGGGATGCCATTTTTTTGATCGTCACTTCATCCAGTCGCGGTGATGTCACGCGTGACAGCAGCGTAAACATGGATTCCGCTTTCAGATTCAGCACATCAGACAGCGACAAATCTCGCAGAGATCCAGCCTGCTCAATAGCCCCGGTGATCTCCACATACGTGATTTTTTCGCCGCCTCGCTCAATTGGTTGGGTAAGTTTTACGCCACGCTCACTGGTTTCTTTCACAGTGTCAGTAACTACCGTGTTTTCGGTATCGATGTTTTTCGTCTCTTTCATCAGGAAACTCCTTTCAGTCAGAGGCGACGCACTGCGCCGCCTGCATATTACTTATCAGCCAAGCCCGAGCGCGGAACGGATGCGATCGGGCACAATGTCCTTGCCGTCCTTCCGGTAAATGAAGTTCAGCAGGTCAATCTCCCACAACGGGCGATCGTTAACACTCAGCTTGTAGTAGGTGTTTTTAATGGCGTAAGTGTGTGATGTGGCTTCGCCCTGTTTGGCTTCCCCCATATCAATTTCCGTCACACGTCCGCGCATTTCGACTTCATACAGGTCGCTTTCTGCATCGGTGTAGTATTCACCCGCAAAACGCAGCAGCGTGCCGTCAATCGTGCCGCCATACTTAAGGAACAGCTCACGAACTGCGCCCCCCATGACAAAGCTCGCATCAAGCGCGGAGTCGTCCAGACCGAGATCAATACTTACCGCACCCATCATGCCACCACCCCGGTAGCTGTCGGTTTTGCGCGTCAGCTTAGGTAGAGTGACAGACGTCACCTTACCCACTTCGTTTTCACCATCCACAAACAGCGTAAAAAAGCGAAGATGTTTTGGTACAGCCATCAGGCACCTCCCAGCACCGCAAATGCGGGACCAAAGAATTCATCAGTAAACGACTGGTAAAGCTCCATGTCTTCCAGCGGGGGAACAGGCGTATATTTGTAGCGAATACGCACGCGCCCCTGACGTAAATTCGTGGTGCCGTTATCCACCACGTCATACCAGCACGACGCCCCAATCAGTTTCCCGGCAGTAACCAGTGAATCCAGTTTTGCCCTGATGGCACTGATAACATCTTTCACGTTCGCAGGCGTCAGTGGACTGTCGATGGTTTCAAACTGCGCTTCCGCAATTGAATCAGCCAGCACCTGTGCGGTTCGGGTATACACCTCAAAGATGTAGGCGTTCGTTTCCGGGGTGCGGTTGCCCCAGAAGCGGAACCCGTTGCGACGAATAATGGTCGTGATTTCTTTGTTGTTGAGGCTGTTGGCATCACTGTCTTCGGCCTGCAACGACCAGAACACATGCCTGGACATCCCCAGCACATTTTTAACCGGAACGTTGGACAGCGATTTGTGCCAGCCCTGCTCATGGTCAATGTACGCACGAAGGCCGCACGCATAGGCAGGCGCGGGGAACGTTTCGTTTTTGCCACTTTTCGGGTTGTAGGCGATGAAGTCCGGCCATAAGAGCATCACCTCACGTTCGTTGAATTTCTGGCGGTAGGTAATCGCCTCAGCCATCGTGTTACAGCCGTGACATGAGGCATACACAAACGCGCGCAGTTTACCCGCAATCACGCACAGGGATTTTGTTACCGCCTCCGTGTCCAGCTCCGGCGCGGCCAGAATACGCGGACGGTATCCGATGCTTTCATCCTGCTCTGCAACAAGCAGCGCATACATCCCCGTATAGCTGCCGTCAGATTCAGAACCACCGATAACCAGTTGATCCTGCGTTTTTCCGTCTTCTTCTTTGTGTTCAGCCACGCGAACGACGATCACCTTTGTGCTCACCTGGTCTGCGATGGCCTTAAGCGCACGATAAAGCGTCCCCGTTGTTCCGCATTTTCCCAGCACGTCATTGACGCGGGTCAGCAGTGTGGGCTTGTTCAGCGGGAACAGCTCCGCATCCGCATCATCCGCCGTTGCCACGATACCGATAACACTGGAATCAACATCATTAATCGCTGTTACCAGGTCGGTACTTTCCGTAACACGGGCACCATGAAAACGAGTTTCACTCATAGCTTCAGCCCCTTGTATCCGTTAAATGATTCGGCAACAATCATCACCCACCACGCGCGTAATCTCACCCCTGCGCCGTTCTCCCGCCACGGCGACAACAAAAAGCAGTAACCCCCTCCGCACGCACATGCGACCATGCTGCACAGGGAGGGAAAGATGACCGACACCACCATGCAATTGCTCAGTCAGGGCACAGACCCCGTGAAAATGCCGGATTTTGATATTCTCGCGGAGGGGGAAACGCTGTCCGGCGTGGCAGAGCGCCTGATGAGCCTGTCACTGACCGACAACCGGGGATTTGAAGCGGACCAGCTCACCATCACGCTGGATGATGCGGATGGTCAGTTGCAGCTACCGCCACGGGGCGCGCGCCTGACGGTTCTCATTGGCTGGAAAGGAGAACCGCTGACAGAAAAAGGCACTTACATTGTTGATGAAATTGCTCATGAAGGACCGCCCGACAGACTGACCATTTCAGCCAGAAGCGCAGATTTTCGGGATGAATTTAACGTCAAGCGCGAAGTATCCTGGCATGATGTGACCGTTGAACGCGTGGTGTCTGCAATTGCTCACCGATACGGCCTGAAACCGCAAATCAGCGAAATGCTGATGGATATTGAAATCGACCACGCCGACCAGACCGAAGAAAGCGACATGTCCTTCCTTACGCGCATGGCGGAAATGCTGGGCGCAATCACCACGGTAAAAAGCGGCAATCTGTTATTCATCATGCCAGGTGGTGGCGTGAACGCACAGGGCCAGCCGTTGCCCTCGTTCGCAATTACACGCAGCAGCAGCGATCGCCATCAGTTCCGTATTGCTGACCGCGAGGCGTATACGGGGGTACGCGCCTACTGGCTTGATCTTAATTACGGGAAAAAGAAAAAAGTCAGCGTAAAACGCCGTAAACCGCCAAAACCCAAAAAGGAGAAAAGCAGCAGCCGTGAAGGTGATTATATGGAAGGCGCGGAAGGCAATGTGTTTGTGTTACGCAAGACTTATCAGAACGAGCAGGCAGCAAGACGCGCAGCGGCGGCAAAGTGGCAGCAGCTACAACGCGGAGCCGCAGCGTTCTCCATCACACTGGCACGTGGACGCGCAGAACTCTACCCCGAAATGCATGGCACGGTAACAGGATTTAAAAGCGAGATTGATAATCAGGACTGGATTATTGCAAAAGCCGAGCACACCATTGATAACAGCGGCTTTACCACGCAGCTTGAACTTGAAACAAAAATCCCTGAATGGATTGCGCAGACCTAAATGGTGGGAAGATACGGCACAGAGCCAACATAATATACCTGTTTGCTCTGTGCCCGAAATAGGAATCATAAACCTAACGATGAATTGATATGCAAGATTATAAAAAATCCGCTGACATTATTTCTCATCGTTAATCAAGTTTTTGCTGATGATACCGATACAGCATCATTCTAAGTTTTAGCAAGGTTGTACTATCGTTATCTGCAGAGCAAAAATTATACCAACCTTCAGTATATTTATTTAAAGTATCAAGGTAATAATCCTTCAATGGATCATCCCTATCTGAGTGGAGACAAGAAAACATCTTCTGAAGAACATAACTTAATTCACCTGTAGGAAGCCTCGAAATAATCACATCACAAGTAGTTGTTAAATCTTCAACATTCATTTTCTGAAGATTATTTCTAATCTCTAAAACGATCGGATAGAGTTTACTCAAAAACTCATTTACTTCATCTTGAAGATGCTTCTCTTTAACACAACCATCAAACAAATGAATTAACTCTTCTAATTGCATTCGGTAATAATCATTATTACCTCGTATAGCGACTTCTGAAAGAAGCAGCCTCAACTCATCATAAATGTTATCGGTGGATGATATAACTTGCGCGGACAAAACATCGTAATGGTTGTTACGAATTACCACTATAGAGTCCATTAGTTTTTCTAGATATTTATACCTACTTTCAACATATGAGATAAGCTCGTTAAATTTAATACCAAAAATAATATCATCCACACCGGGTTTGTTATTATAAAGACTTATAGTAAAATCATTATTATTAAGTGCATAAAAATGAGGCCAGCTCGCAAATAATCTCTCCCCGTGGTTATTTTTAAGATTCGTAGGGTGAGCACCAAAAATAGCGCGAATACTCTTAAAATAAGAGTCATCATCCTCATGCGAAAGATAATGTATTTTATCCTTAAAAATATCAACAGAGCCTTTAAAAGGCCATTTCATAAAATTATTGTCACTTTCAATAATACGATGGAGTTGCCGCACCGCTTCCACTATTATATCGATTGATGATATAATAGTATAAATCTGCATAGTTTTAATATCAATGTCTTCAGATATTTCAGGGATGTTCATAAGATAGCGTACAGAAACAGTAATCCAATCCATGCATGAACAAATAGGGCTGAACTGATTTTTACCATTTCTGTTTATGAAGTAACTATAAACAAAATCTCTTTCATTAACTACATCGCGAAAATCCGTTATTAAAGTATCATTAATAGTTATACCAAAATTTGTCTTAGTTATCTTCATAGTGACCATTTTCACATCAACATTCTCATAGAGAGTAGATTTTTACCGTTATCATATATAAACACAAGTCATCTGGTTATCCGAATCACTATATTTAAAGCAATTAGGTTTAAACATGCACTCCTGCGCTAACTTTTTGCTCAAGACGGAGTGGCTGTTGGAGTCTGAGCCAGTACAACTTAAAATAGAACCAGCACCACGTTAAGGGAGGTCGCTATGTTCCGTTGTCCGCTTTGTGGCGCATCTGCCCGTATCCGCACCAGTCGTCCGGAAAATGATTCAAACACCGTGCGGCAAAAGTATTACCAGTGTAACAACCTGGAATGCGGTGTATGCTTCTCAACACTGGAAGCTTTCCATAAATTCACATCGAAACACGCCTCCGGCGTTCACTCTTCAGATGGTATCCCGTGGCATGAGCTGCCAGCTTCACACAGGGGAAACAATCAGATGAGTTTGCCTTTACCTCAGAATTAACAGGCAGAATTGCCGGAGTAACAAAAAAGCGATAGATTACGCGCGGGTGCCTTTCGGCTGATGGTCGGAGGGAATACCCGAAGGCCAGATGTGGAAAGGCCCCGGAAAACATCTCTGTTTAACCGAGGCCCTAACCGCATTACCTTGACAAGTGAAAGGTTAGCGCCTCTCCGGAAAAGGAGCAAGTGCTATGTCGCAAAAATCGCTTACGGCCATCACGTTCTGCGTGACGGCAATCCTCATCATCTGGATGCTGCACGGTTCGCTGTGCGAAATACGGATGAGCTTCTGGGGAGCGGAGTTTGCGGCGTTCTTACAGTGTAAGCAGTAA